ACCAACCTGCGCTAAAATCTTTTGGCTAAAAGTTGGGCCGATACCATGAATATACTGTAATGAATACAGTATCTGTTTTCCCCTGGGTATATCTACACCTGCAATACGCGGCATTTTCTTTCCTCCGTTTTTACTTCTATTATACCACAAAACGAAAGATAATAATGCTTTTGTTATTTACCCTTTCCACCTAAATACCCTACCTTGCCACGGAATATGTTCAGGGCGAGCGCCTGAATGCCATGTGGTTTCCCATAGATCGGTTTCAAGATCGTTGGCAACTTGTTTGTTAATCTGTGTCATAACCTGTGAAAATCCGGTCATTACACTTTTTCTAGCAGCTACAGCAACGCGACTGTGATATCCAGACTCATAATCGATCCACCTAAGCCCGGAGTTCGTCATTTGCTTGACTGTGCGTTTCAGGACCGTGTTGTAATCAAAAGCACCCGATGTGATGTCCCCGATAGCGTGGTCAAGTGTCTGCTGGTAGAATTTTGTCAGATCAAGCGCTTTTAGTTGGTTGCCCTGCTGCGTAATAAATCCCATTGACCGGGTAATGTTGATTAATTCGCCTTTTGTCTGTTCCTTGACCGCGCTCATTAATGACTGAAGTTCGATGTTGTCAGCAAAAGGAATAGGTACATTTCCGGTCTTTGTGTACAGATCAGCACTTTGGATATACTCCGCCTTTGCCGCTGTTGCATAGATATCATCGATTGCCGCATCCGATAGCTTGAGCGTGTCTTGAATGGCTGTTTTGATCGTTTGGTTGCTCTCTCCTAATTGCCGGAGCCTCGTTATTTGCCAGTCAGCAGAGGCTGTCACAGAGCCATTAATCTGAATGCGTCTGACTATGTCCTGCATAATGCGGCTCTCGAGGTCTCCAAATGGCTCAACCGGTCCTGTAGGGATCCCCTCAATAACGCTCGCTTGCATGTCATTCTCTCCTTATGCTGTTCTTACGCAGTGACCGCCCTGAAATGCCGCACAATTCTCTTGAACACATTCCGTAGATGACTGTTGTGAAAAATATCTCGTGTCCCAATGGAGTCCTGCAATAACATCTGTTGGATCATCCGAAAAATTCTTTTGATGCGTCTTTGGCATAGACTGTTCAACGTAGAGTGTTTTTGTGTTATATGGACACTTCATGCTGAACCTCCAAATGGCATTGTCTGCTTTACCGGGAAAGTGTCAGGCATTACGTTCGGCGTTTCCGGCACCCTCGATTTTGCTGTGGCTTCATCTTCTCCGTACTGTTTCATGCGATATTCCCACAGATTCAGCGCTCCCATTGCCACGTCAGCGCGATCAGATGTCTTATTCGCCTCTGTGTCGGTCAGGATGCTATCAGAGAACGTGCATTCGAAGTCGTAACCAGATGTATCAAGCTTGTTGTAGAAAGCAAGTGCATCAACCAAGTCAGAAAGGCAATCCTCGAGGTTGTCTTCGATTGCAATAACTCGGTTGAACTTTGTCTGTTTGGCTGCCTTGATCTCGATGCCCGTTTTCTCGATGGTGACTTCTTTTGACAGATCGCCATAGGCAAGACCGACGTTCTTTTCAATGCGTCGAAGCATTTCATCAAGCCCTGCAATGTATCCATCTCCCCGAAGTTCGGGAGAGAAATCCTCGTAAGGAACATCCTTGTCTCCTGTTTTCATTCCCAGCGTTCTGATTAAGCGTTCCTTTGGCCTGGTTACATATCCAAGATCCCCAGGCATCGGTACCGCGTCAACGTCAGCAATGATAGCCCGTTCTGCTGATTCGTATTCCCATTTGAGCCGGCCAAATTGCTTGTCGGCTTCCTTGATCAATTCAACGGCGGATTCATAAACAGACACGCCATTGAATGACTTGTCTACCCTGTTTTTCAGCGGGTTCTTGAAGTACCCAAAGTCCGGCTGTGTCCAGTCTGCATAAAAGATCTCCGGGGGCAGTTTCGCCCAATCCTCGAAGACTTCCAAGCCGATCTCGTGACCAAGATCATCTTTACCGCTGGACTTATATGCTTTGTTAGTGATTGTAAGCCCCTTGTCTGTGACCGTGTGCCGCTCAAGACGATGATAAAACGTGTTATCGCCCTTGCGTCTCAGCTCTGTGAAGATAACATCTGTCAGTCTACCCCTAGAATCGTAGGCAATCGGCAGAAAGTCGTCTTGAGATACATACTCAACCTGTCCGCCTACGCCCAAGGGCTTGATGCAGAACGATCCAAGGGCAATGCCCTCTTGCAGGTTCTCGTTAAGATCACGGATAGCCATTTTGTATATGACATCCAGCTTATCATTGTTTGTCTTGCTCTCCATCTCATTCAGGCAGACATCAGCAAACTCACGGGCAATAGATCCCTCTAATCCCAAGGAGCAGATGCCTAGCTTGTCGGACATCCACGGCGCTTTACCGTCATACATCTGTCTCCACAAAGTAATCCGTAGCGCCATCTCGGAGGACAGAGCCGCATTGTCACCAACGACAGATTTAAGGTCAGTTCCAGTAATCATGCTTTTCACCCCCGCAAAGAATGCCTTGATGTTTGTGATTAAAGACATTCTCATTCCTCCTCTTTACATCGTCATTTGACTAATTGGTGAATAAATATAATCTTCGCAAAGTTTTGGCTGTCGTTTGAAGTCATTAAGTCTCTGCGTTGATTTGTCAAAGTAGTCCTTGTCAAGTTCGAAGCCAACTGCATCAAATCCCATATCATGACAGGCAATTAGAGAAGATGCAGAACCAACGTGTGTGTCAAGTATCTTCCCTTGACATACCGCATAGTTCTTTAACATCCACTTGTATAATGCAACCGGTTTTTGCGTGGGATGAATTCTGTCGAGTTGAGCCGACGGAAGCAATAGTCTCTTTGAAGCACAATCAAAACTAGTCCACGCCATTTCAAATGATGAAAAACTCACCTCTTCCGAAAATCCCTTATCCCAAACGAGCCAGCATTGCGTGTTTTTGTTTATGCTTTCAATAAAGTGATTTGCTCCCCACACAATCTGGTTTTTGCTTATCCGAAAGAGTTCTTCAAAATAGTCTGCAGACGGAGACTCATTGTCCCAATACGCCTTTTTGTAATTGCTCGGCTTATCGCCTTTTCTTCGTCCGATGTTGTTGTTTATATTTATGCCATATGGCGGATCAACAATAGCCAGATCAAAGTGCTTGTCAGGATATCTACTCATTCCTGCCATGCAATCTTCGTTAAAATACTCGATCACCGGTTATTCCTCCTCTTTATCATCAAACGGCAGAAACCGCCTGATTTGTTTCCACAATCCGCATATAGCGTAACGAACACTATCCGCCGCATGGTCTGACTCTTTTACTGGTTGCTCTGTTCCCCGCTCGATTGACTTCTTGTCATATGAATACAGCCCCATTTCCTTGACAAGTTCCGGCTGCTCCCAAAAGGTAAGTACCCCAAATGTCAAGCATTTCTGCACTCTTGATATTCCTAAAGCAACCGCATTCTGTGCATCTCTAATAATGACTCGAGGAATAGCCCGTTTGATCTCTTCTGCCAATCCTTTTGCCGAAGGATCAATAAACGCGTATCGAACGATACAGTCGTAGGTAGATTCGATACGCTCCACAAACTTGACAAAATCTTTTGCGTAATCGGATGGACTGCGCTGATGTCCCGACGCTTTCCCTGAATGATAATACTCACCTAAGCCACCCACTTTCTTTAGCGACGTCCATAAACCAAATGCCTGGAACGTTGTTGCGTTCATCTGTCCGTAATCTATGCCTATTCCTACCACATCGGGCGATATCGGGTTATTGCGCTCGTCTGTCGGAGGCGGCATAACGTGAATGCTTTTGTCGAACATGTAATAAATCAATTCATCGATGCCAATACAAAAGCCCAGCCAGAGCCAGTTGTAAAGTTTCGGATCGGATATCTTCAATTGGTCAGCTGATTCGATTGACTTCCTGCCCACCCATTCAACCGGCCCATCTCGATAGTCTGTGTGTGTGTGCCGGCAGTCAGAGCGAAGGATCATCTTCTCGAGCCATTTCATGATTGGAGCGTTCGGGTTCTTCGGAGGATTGAACATGTATAGGATTTGGAATATCCCGTCATTGCCTCTTGAGAACGTTGCTTCTATGTTGAGCAGTTCATCCTCTCCATCGCCCCTGTCAAAGAACTCCGTTGCCTCGTCAATAATGACGTACTTGATCGGTTTGGTTTCGTCAATCATGCCCTTGGTATCATCTATAGAGTCATTGCCCGTGAAGTAGATCGTGTTTCCGTTTGGCAGATAAGTTATCTGCATCGGTGAAACAGTGATCTTGAGTTCTTCCCTTGATATTTTCAGGATCTTTATGGCTCTCAAAACTTCCTTGTAAACCGTCTTATGCAGTTTGTTATGGAATTTTCGAATGACCACAACAGAACAATCTTCATCTGCCACAATGTCAAAGGCCGTACGGATAGCTGCAAAGGATGACTTAAACCCGATTCGCCCGGATGTAATTATTTCATGTGTTCTTGACCTGTCTTTGAATACCGGTATCAGCTTTTCAATGATGTTCGCCTTTATGCTGACTTCTTCAACGACCTCTGTTTCATATTCCATAATTATCAGCTCGTTTCTGTTTAATGAAGTTCCTCCAACAGTTCAGGATTCTCATGTATGTTGCCGATGACAACGGCTTCGTGTCTCTTTACCGCATCGTCTAAAAACGGGGCGGCAGAACACTCGTTCCCCAGATTTTTCTCACACCATATACAAAAGGACGTCAATTCGTATTTAACAACCCCGCGCATGTAGAAACCATACGCCTCGAAATCCATAACATCTCCCTCGAAAATCTTTGTTCCGTTCTTGTCGAGAAGTCCGGTAAATTGTCCGACTGTTTCGGGATCAACTATTGTGCGGTAGGTTTCGTCATGTATCTCGTCTCTAACTGCGTGTGTCGGCGAATCTCCGCACTCGTGTAAGCCTACGTAAAATCCGTACTGCCATTCTCCTGTGTGAAGATTTTTTCCTCTAAATAAAATCTCTCTCATTTCTCTTTCCCTCCATTTTCATATGTCATACTTGATCACTGTCCTTCTGTTTTGTGTCGGGTCTGCAATTGCCTTAGTGGATGCCTTGATCTGGTCTATCCTCGCTCTCTGTTCGTCCGTTGCCATGTTCATGTGATTAGTCAGCCAGTCAAGGGCTTTCATAGAGTCGTGAAGCTTGATAGAATCGGTCTTGCCGGTTTTGACCTCACTGATCAGCGATCCGTTGATTTGGTCAGATGGAACAAATGTCATATTCTGGATTGTCTCTATTCCGTCATCCGTTTCAATGTCTCTAGGCTCCCATTTGATATAGTCCGTTACGTCAGCAAAGGCAATATCCATATACTTTTGAAATATATCTTCCGGCTTCAAGTAGGCGATCGTGTATCGAGCCTCTTTGAGCCGCATGATCTCGTCTCGGATAACTGCATTAGACAACAACATAAAGCCATGAGAATTTGCTGTAGAATAATCGCACTCATAAGCTTTTTGATAACTCTTTGTTGCATTAAATGACTTGCTGTAATGTAAGCAAAACAATTGCTGCTTCGGGTTCAGCCCCGTATTTGATAGAACGCTCTGTATTGCTATAGCATCTTTAGAACGTTTTGGTGTTCCAGCGTTCCAGTGTTCCTTGCACTTCCACCCTCTTATCGTCCCCTGGGGTTTATTCAGCTTTGCGGCGATATCGGCAAGCGACATGCCTGATTTATAAAGTTGCCGTGCTTCTTCATGCATATCACTCACCTTTCTCTCTCTTTTTTGTCCCCCGAAGGGATACCGATAGTTTCCAGCGTCGGTATAAGCACACGAAGTTTTTATCGAGGTTATCGGATCCTCTTGTGGCTCACGGACAGGAGGGATGTCCAATCGCGAGCGTGTAATGTGACATAAAAAGAGC